TATAATTCCATGCGGGCTTGACAAAGCATCTGGATGGTGCTATAATAACTAAATCAATTTTTAGCGCTTACGGTGTGGCCTCTGATTTAAGCTGTATCCGAATAGCAATTTTCCCCATGGTTACTGTTTAGTTGCAAATACGCTTTAACCAGAAAAGAGGCAGGCTAATATCAGTGTTAGCTTGATAAAGACTCCGGTAAGACTCCGACACTGACCGTTTACTTAAACATGTCCCATGATGGGGTCGAGGGTTGTAAGGAGGCCCTGATTAAATTATGCTAGTAACAAAATCTAAATTTGCAGAACTGGCGGGTGTATCGCCGAAATCGATAACGTGGGCTATCAAGACAGGAACGAAACCACTCGCACCAGCCGTGCTAAGCGGAAAGATAGACCCGCACCACCCAGCGGCTCTAGCGTACATAAACCATATCGCCGAAAAGAAGGGTCTGCCCGTACCACCTCGGTATGAGCCATCCGTGGCACCCGAGCCGACAGCCGCCGCACCCGAGCCGACCGCCTCCACGCCCCGACAGAAGGTGCCTCAGTCGATGGCTAAAGCTAAGGGAACAGATGCACATTACAGCATTGCAGAGCTAATCAAGAATATACAGCGTGAGAAAGACGGAACGGCTCAATTCGAGGTCGTCCGCTCCTATGTCCACAAAATTATGATTAGGCACTTACCTGATGACATACGCAAACTGTCAGGCATGAGCCTTGACGACTTGATAACCATATTCGGAACGGACGTTTCGTTCACAAAGTACCTCGATGCGGTGAAGAAAATTGAGGATATTTTCAAGAATCGTATATCAAATGCAACCGCTTTAGGAGAATTAGTTAGCAAAGAGCTCGTAAAGAAGGGCATAATAGCACCCATAGACGGCTTTCACCGTGGATTACTCACCGACGGGACAAAAACCATCGAACAGAAGCTTAGGACGCTCCACGACCTTGGAAAGCCCAAGGAGGAGTGCGAGATTGCGCTTGAGAAGATTATGACCCGTTTCTTAAAGCCGATGAAAAGCAGTGTGGCAAAAGGGATACAAAAACTTGATACAAAATAATTTTAAAGTTGGTTCAGTCGGCAAAGACTGGCTCTTAGACGAGGTTGCTAATATAACCGACGAAATTGAGTATATTGGACCGGTTGATTTTGTAGAGAAGCATCGATACTTGTCAAACTCCGTAACGTCCCAACCCGGACCGATGAGCTACGACGTAAACCCATATATGCGAGAGATACTGGAATGCTTTTCGATGCGTTCCCCCGTCCGGGAGGTAACGCTACTCAAGGGCGTTCAGCTCACTTACACGGTCGGTCTCATCGAGTCGGTATTGCTATATTTTATAGCGTACTTAAAGATATATCCAGGCATATTAGCTACAGCAGATGCGGAGCTAGTTAAAATTCGCATGGAGAATAATATAATACCGATGCTTGAGCATTCGGGTTTTAAAGATATAATCAGAAGTTCCGATGCAGGAAACGCTCGTAAAACGGGGATGACCAAGAATTTAGTCCAGTGGGAAGGAGGGGGCTCACTACTGCCCTTAGGCGTCCAGAATGCTAATAAGCTACGTTCAAATTCGGCTTTATTTGTCCTGGACGATGAGATGGACGGATGGCCACAGATTGTAGGCAAAGACGGTTGTCCAGTAGCGTTATTAGACGACCGTACCGCAGCATACACAGATCAACGTAAGATTTTAAGAGGATCTACGCCACTACTCAAACACAATTCCAAGACGTACAGAGCGTACATGGACGGCGACAGGCGGAAATATTTCGTGGTATGCCGTAAATGTGGTTTTGCTCAGTTTCTCGAATGGAGAGGGAAGACCGAAGAAGGTAAAACATACGGGATAGATTTCGAGACGGAGAAGGGCGTTTTGGTGCGTGAAAGCGTCAGGTATCTATGTCATAACTGCCAGGCGGAATATTTTGAGGAAGATAAAGAGTACCTATTCCATGCGGAGAATGGAGCAGAGTGGCGTCCGACGGCGCAATCTAAAGACCCACACATTCGGAGTTATCATCTACCTGCAATGTATTCACCGATTGGGTTTATGTCGTGGACAGACTGCGTTAGGAGGTTTCTGGAAGCGTGGGATAACGAGAATAACGCGATCATAGACATCGGTAAGTACCGGAGATTTGTAAATAACGTTAAAGGTTGGCCGTTTGAAGTTATCGGCGACAGGGTTCGGTTCTCGCACGTATCGTCGCATCGTCGGAAGGATTACCATCTCGGCGAGGTTCCGAACGATTTAGCGATAGCATATTCCGGATCTAAGATATTAATTTTAATCTGCACCGTGGACGTCCAGGAGAAGTATCTCTCGGTAAGCGTAACGGGTGTCGCCCGCGGAGGCAGAACGTATCTCATAGAGTATCTGGAGATCGAGGGCGACGACTGCAAAGAGATTACCGATAAGTCATGGGGTGGGCTAGCCCAACTCATAGAGGGGGTGGGGTATACCGACGGGGAGGGGAAAATACACGGGGCATATAAAGACATCGAAGGCGAGATGTGTGGGGGGTATAGAGCCGATGACGGGAATGACTATGGCGTATACGCAACGTTTATTGACTCGGGGTACGCCCCAGATACGGTTCGGGGTTTCTGCGACCAATATTCCAGTATGGTGTTTTCGATTATGGGTCGCGCGGACATAGGAAAAAACCCATCCACCAAGGAGTTTAACGAGTTCCAAACAAAGGGTGGAAACTACGGGTTTTATATAAAGGTCGATCTGTACAAAGAGCGTCTAGCCCCAGTGTTGCGACGGATATGGAACGACTCCATGGGAGAACAGCCGCGGTACCACTTCAACGCACCCGTGGACATAAGCGACAAAGCCTTAGGGGAGCTGACGGTAGAGTACCGCCGGAGCAAAGAGGACGCTAGGGGAAACATCACATACGAGTGGCACCGACCAAGCGGATCGCACAACGAATTGTGGGATTTACTCGTGTATGCTCATGCAGGCGTTGAGATACTTGCGTACATAACGTGCATCATCCAGCATAAGATGGACAAGGTCGATTGGGTGGCTTTTTGGGACCTTTTAGAGGAAAAATTGAAAGTAGGGCTTGACAAACCTGCCGAGTGAGTGTATGATAATGGTTCAAAGACCTGATGTGCGTTGGAAAGTTAACTGATAAACAGAGGTAAAACAAATGAAATAGCAAGCATACGCTACCGATAAAGAACCGATTTAACCGTCGGTTCTTTATTATTTCTGTACTGAGGGGTTGACAAAACAGCTGGCAGCGTGTACACTAACCATGTAAGCCTCGGAGTTCCTTCTCCCGAACCAGATTCGGTGCTAGGAACCGAGGTATTCTTTATTATTTTTATATTATTCAACGTGGCGGAAATAAACGCACGAAAAGGTAGTAGGTATGCGTGGGGCGGAATGCAAATAACCAAGGTGTCAGGGTTCGACTCCCTAATCCGTAGGTCCAAGCGCATTGCAGGGCCAACCTGCCGTTGAATAATATATTTCTGTCTTTTATTTCAATTAACGCTTGACATTGTGCTAAAGCTGTTGTATTTTTGTATAAAAGCAGGGAGGTCCAATTGGCTTGCAGCAGCACGGAATACATTGAGGCGCGAATAGAGCGCACCGAAGAGATGATTGAAGCGCTGGAAAACGCTATAGAGCAACTCTCCATACAGGGGATACATTCGTATGATTTAGATACGGGGCAGAATCGTTCTCGCGTTACCAGGCAGGACCTACCGCGTTTAAATCAAATGTTGGACACTTTAGATTCTCGGTTAAGTAGACTTTGTAAACAACTCGCCAATCTTAACGGCGGGCTTTCAATACAGGTGGCGCCATCATGGTAGGAAGCAACGCAGCATTCGATTGGGATTCAGTAGGCGTAGATGTGCAGAGCGCCCCAACACCCATAGCACCCAGTATGCCCATCGCGCTTGATATTGACCATCTACCTTACGCTATCGAGCAGGGACCCGTAAGCATTAGTAATTTCGTCAGCCAGAGATATTATGACGGGGAAAAATTCATTGGTGGTTTCGGACGCACTTTCGACTATGAGCCGGATTACTACATAATGCGGACTCGCTCGAAACAGTTGTTCACGGAGAATTTGTATTGTCGTGGCATAACTCGCAGATACACTACAAACGTAATTAACACCGGATTAACGTTAGAAGCGACCCCCGAGGAAAAGATACTAGGATACCCCGATGAAGGTCTAGCGGAATGGTCCGAGAACGTTGAAAATTTATACACATTGTGGGGTTCTAATAAAGAGCTCTGCGATTTTGAGGCACTTAAAACATGGAGCGGGCTACAGAGGTCTATATTTCTTAACGCTTTGGTTCAAGGAGACGTTCTTATCGTCCTACGCTTTTCCAAAAAGACTAAGCTCCCGCAGGTACAAGTGGTGCCGGGTGAGCTAGTGGTAGATCCTGTGACGCCAGCTAAAAAAGGCGTTAAGATTACATACGGTGTCGAGACGGTCGACGGGAAACACGTAGCTTTTCATGTTCGTCAGGCAGACGGAAAGACCAAGAGGCTTAAAGCATATTCTAAAGATGGGCGCAAAGTCGCATGGCTGTTCTACGGAACAGACAAACTTCATGGTGCGGTCAGAGGCGAGCCACTGTTGAGCATTCTCTTGCAATCACTTAAAGAGCTTGACAGGTACAGGGATAGTGCACAGCGTAAAGCCGTGGTTAACTCCCTCGTATCTATGTTTATTAAACGCACTCCAGGTGCGGTCGGAAGCACGATGCCGGTAACAGCCGGAGCGGTTAAGAATACAACATATTCCACCCCCGACGCAGGCAAAGCCGCTAACTCATATACGATGGCTGAGTACGGAGCGCCCGGACAGGCGTACCAAGGTCTAGCTGAAGGTGAAGAGCCGGTAATGCTCGGAGGCAACGGAACGGATGTCAACTTCCCAATTTTTGAGGAAGCCGTCATCGCAGCGATGGCATGGGCTTTAGAGACACCCCCCGAGATAATGAGATTGGCTTTTTCCAGCAATTACTCAGCGAGCCAAGCAGCTATTAACGAATTTAAAATGTTCCTTGACTGGAAGCGTGAAGAGATAGGGGACGACTTATGTTCTCCTGTATATGAAGACTGGCTACTGTCTAACACGCTGAATGGGTATGTAAAGGCCCCAGGACTATTAGAGAGCTGGAGATCCCCGAG